TTATTGCAGACACCAAATACACCAGGATCCCCGGCGACATTGACATTTTAATTGAGGAAACCGCGGGTGACGACGGAGCTTGGTACGACGAAGATACCGCCGTAGTGGCAGAAAAAGTTAAAACCGGGAAAGTAACACTGAAGGGCCACGAGCTTGCAAAAGCTGTAAGCGTGTCCTGGAAGCTCAAGAAAATGTCTGTTGACAGCTTCCTTGCGTACATCCAGACCCGTATCGCGGAAAAGATGGCCAACGCAATCGCCAATGCGCTGGTTAACGGCAGGGGTGAAACTGGTACGACCGAGAACCCTGCTCCGGGCGTACCGACCGGCGTGATTACCAAACTGGAAGCCGAAAATAATACTCCGCAGGTAGTGACTTATACAGAAGCTGCAGGCATTACTTATAAAAAAATGACTGCATTTATGGCAGTTATGAAATCCGGATATAAAAACGGTGCGAAGATTTACGCAAAGAGTGCGACTATTTGGAACCAGCTGGCTAACATCGTCGACGAAATGGGGCGCCCTATTTTTATCGCAGATGCAACTTCCGGCGGCGTCGGCCGCATTTTCGGCGTATTGGTTGTAGAAGAGGATGCCGTACCGGAGGATAACGTAATGATGGGCAATATGTCCCGTGGTTACGCCATGAATGTCAACGAAGACGTCTCTATGTATTTTGAAGAGCACATGAAAGAGCGTACTACCGACTACATGGGCTACAGCCTGGTTGACGGTACCGTGAGGACCACTAAAGCATTTGCTTACTTAAAAAAATCGTCCTGACTGAGACCGTAGAGGATGGATCTGACGACTCCGACTCCGGAAATTCCGGGGCCGGAGATAACGGATCCGAGGCAACGGAAAACAGCACAACCTTCAGCCGGGCTTCTGCTGCTGACGTTGTTGTCGAAGTCACGGACGGCGTAATCGTGGGGCTGAAAAATAACATGTCCAACGTTAACACGGATAATTACACCATCGCGGAAGGCGGCGGCAGCATAACCATTAAAAAGGAATACCTGTCCGGCCTTGCTGATGGTGAAAAGACTTTCCATATTTTACTGGAAGACGAAACGGATATCGAGTATCTGATCACGGTGGGTGATTAAGTTGGCCATCACTCTTGAAAAAGTTAAACGGTATTGCCGCGTAGACATTACGGAGGATGATTCTCTGCTGAGCGGCCTGATGGCGGCAGCGTCCGAATTCATAAAAGAGCAGTCTGGGAAAAATAAATATATCGGAAACGGCAGCAGCGTCCCTGTTGATATTGACGATACGGAACTTTTTCAGACGTGCGTTTGCCAGTTGGTCGAACACTGGTACGACCGGCGCGGAGCTGTAGACGGACAGCAGCAGCATCACATTCCGTATGCCGCGGATTCCTTAATTGCACATTTTAAATACAGCTGCGAATACACTTACGTAGCGCAGACTGAGAACGAGGTTGAAAATAATGATTCTGGACAAAACAACGGAGCTTGATATTGAGGGTAAAACATATAAACTGTGCTACCCGATGAAATCCGTCCATGGCGCAGAGCGCGAACTCTTCCAAAACAATTTAATGATCGTGATCGCCCAGGGCATCAATGGGCTGCCGCCGAACCTGTCCGACATGTTTGTGATTTTTAAATGGGGAATCAGGGGCGGAAACCCTGACAAAGAGTTTAAAGAAAGCGAACTTGAAGACTTGTATTATGCGGCTGTCCGTCAATATGACGTAATAACCGTCTTTCGGGCGGGGCTTGACGCTGTAAAGAAAAGTGGAATTATGGGCGACACCACAAAAAAACCGGCAGCCGTTCAGGAGAAACCGGAGAACCCGGAGGAGAAACCGGGCGCAGCTACAGAAACGCCACGCAGCTGATTGAGTCGCTGGAACCGTTCGCCCTGGGGGAATTGCAGCTGACACCGGAACAGTTTGCCGGCTGCACAATGAGGGAACTGGATGCCCTGACCAATGGGTACCGGCGACGCCATGAACGGCTTGAGGATTTGTTAATTATCAATGTGGCGCTACCGATTTACCGGGCAGCGTACGGACGCAAAGCCCCGACGTACCGAAAACTGACGGCGCACCGCAACCGTGCGCCCGGGTATGTTGGGACGATTGACCCGGAAACTGCTGATAAGTGGCGCAAGATCTTGGGGGCGATTGGATGAAACACAACCCTGCGGAACTAAACCGCATAATCACACTGCAGCGCCCAGGCCCACCGGTCCGGGACGAGTTGGGCGGACTGCAGGCGCCGGTCTATGAAACCTTGCGCAGCTTTCCGGCAAAGGTGACACAGCGGAACCAGTCACGCCAGCAGTTTGTCGCTGACTACGTTACGGCAGATACACGCTATTTTGTGATACGGGATATCAGATCTATATATCCTGGGATTAATGCAAAATGGCGGCTATTGTATCGGGGCTATACGTGGATTATTAACAAAGTGGAGCTGCTGGATGAAGAAAAACCGCCGTATATTCAAATTACGGCCACGGCCATCAATAGCAGCGGAGGGATCATATGATAGCAATCAAAGTACCGCTTTATGCGGCTACAATGGCAATCTACCAGGCGCTTTCCGGCACCGGGGCCGCCGGTTTGGAATGGTATGAAGGCGGGACAGACATCGAAGAAATTGAAAATAATTTCAAAACCCAGGCTGTTTTTAGCTATGGAATCCTGGGCGCGGCCGATGCAGACCAAAATGACAAGGTCGAAGATGTCTGGGATTACAATATTCAGCTGGAAATATACAGTAACTATCCGGGCCGGAAAGAAGTGGCGCAGAAACTGCAGGAGTTAATGGCTGCACTGTGCACGGAAAGCGTGTGGGATGCTATTGAGAATGCTTTGGCTCCGGAGGGGTTCGAGATTATCAAAATGAGTATCGGCCCCCATCGGTTAAATCTGCCGATACGCGGCGATAATGGAATCTGGCAGTCTGGCAGCCTGAACGTAACAATGAAATTAAATCAAATTTAAAGACGGGGTGAAAAAATGACTACTACTATTACGAAAGCAAATTATCCGGAAGCGCCTTCCGGCAGCGTTGGTGTTAGCGGCAAGAATGAGGTGCTGTTTGTTAATTATGGGGCTAATGCCTCCGCAGCATCGCCGGTGTGGGAGAAAGTTGGCGGGATCACCAATAACAGCTTTAATATTTCCCTGGAAGTAAATACCGTCCAGACCAAAGATACAAAATACTGGGCCGAAGGCGGTATTGTCAGCAAGAGCGGCGAAGTTTCTGCAGAAATGATCTGCAAAAAGGACGATGTTGGTCAGATGGCTGTTGAAACTTTCGTGGAAGACGACGAAGTTACGGAAGAAAAGAAGGCGCTGCAGTTTGCGCTGGTACGCACAGACACACTGACGTATAAAAAATTCTGGGCGGCTCCGACGTCTTTCGAAACCACGGCGGACTCAGAAGATCTGATCCAGAAGAATTTCAGCGCTACGCTGCTGGGCGCTCCGGAAAAACTGACAGGATTCGTCCTGCCCGGCACGACCAACACGACCAACCCTTAACAGGAAGGAACAGAAACAAGGGCCGCTGCTATGCGGCCCTTGCATAAAAAAATGAGAACGTTAGAAGAGCTTGCAAAAGATATAAACGAATACATTGATAAAGGTTACAAGAAAACCGTAGAGGCAGGCGTGCGTTACGCCCAGATAATGACGCGGGCGTATGTTGCGCGGACGCATGCGTCTACGGGGTTCGGCGGTCAGAATCTGATTACGGACGAGCGAACAGGATCCGCGAAGGGACGAACGGTAAACCAGATTATCAAGGGCCGTTTTGACATTAACGCTCAGACAATTGAAAGCGTGGTTTATGCCAATTATCTGGCCCGCTGGTACAATACCGGCGCAACGCAGCACACAATTATGTACGGGCCGTATAAGGGCAGGCTCAGCACATACTACCCGCCGCGCGGCAAATATTTCGAGTCGAACCGGGCGGCCATTGAGGATTATTTCTGCGGCCAGCTGGAAATGTACATGGCCACGCATATCAAAATATAGGAGGGGAAAATGGCGGATGCAAAGATTACCCTGGTAACAGAGGCTAAAGACGAAGGACTTAAAAAATTAAATACGGAACTGGCGGCCGGGATGCAAAGCGTTTCCGCCATGAAACGGCAGCTGAAAGATTTGGAGGCGGCCACGAAGCAGGGGACGGCAGCGACACAGGAGCAGGCGGATGCCATGCGTAAGCTGCGCCAGGAGATTAACGAACAGACACAGGCGAACCAGCAATACGCCAGGGCTATC